TGGATACTTCTCATAAAACAATTTGATTCTGTGAGGTACATCTACATAATTTTCAAGACGCTTGTCCATTTAATCCCCCTATTTGTGTCAATAAACTTTCAATGTGTTCTAATCTGTTTGCCAAATCAATAACAGTTAGAAAAGAATCCCATGCTAGATCTGCATCTGTAACCTCATGGAAAGTTGTACCGTTGACCGATACATGAACAATGCCTAAACCATCTAAAACAGGCAAAGATTGTTCATTGCCTTCTTCATCAAGATAGAAATCTGCATTTGCGTATGCTGCAATTTGCATTGCCATTTCACCGTATACTCCAGTGCTAGTTTTCCAATCACAAAGATAAGTCTTACCAGCTAATGGACCATTGCCAAACCTAAGAATTGCATCAAAAGTACCGGCATAACCGTGAACTCTGTTTGCTACAACTTTCTCGGTTAATACAGGAATTACTTCCCATTGATCTAGCCATTCTACATAGCCATTGACATATTCAGCAAACTCTCCAGCAACTTCTGCTTCTCCACCATGAATTATAGTTTCAGCAATTGCATGGATCTCCGTGCCTCGTGCTCCAGCTTTGTCTCTTTGATTCCAAGGAATCATTTTTAGGAACTTGACAGCTTCTTCACGTTCACGGTTAATTAGATTAGGAAGATTTCCAAAGTTGTCGTAGACGTATTCTGCAACTAGTTTTGCACTCCAATATGGAAGTGCAGGTTTAGGCATACCAGATCCAATGAGAGTGGTAACACCTTTGACGGGTTGGCCATCAAGAACATACTTGTGACCACGCTTTGTTTCAATGCGTTCTAGTCCCATGAGCTCTTCAAAGTTCTCTTGGTAAAGAAGTTGGCAAGTCCTTTTTCGTTTGCCTCAATTAGTCTTGAGTATCGACTTGCATAATTATTCGAGATAGCAAATTGGTCCCCCGAAGATCTAATACCAATTTCCCATCGCAGTTTGTTGATTAGCAAATCAATGGAGCAAATATCGTGGCCTGCTGATTTCCATTGATAAGCAAGATCAACTAATTGACGATAGATGTGTGGATTTTCATGATGAAACTTGTTGAACTGTTCATCAATCGGATCTGCCAATAAAGATAATTGCTTTGGTTCAAACCATTCCCTGGCGGTTTCTGACATTTTATGCCTTTCGTGTTAGTTGTTTTGGTACTAGTTCATTGCATTTAGAGTTGACTGCCCAATGTGTCCAACCGGACCAATGGTATTTTGCATTCAACGCTGCTACAAATCCTACATCTTGGTAGATAGGTTCCCATTGATCTATGGACTTTGATTGCAGGTGTTTCACCAGCTTCTTAGTCTTAGACTTCGGCATTCCATAATCTACTAATCTGTTTGCAACCATAAAAGATAAACCATGTCTCCATTGCTTATCTAAGAATTGCCATCGTCCTCTTGCGGAAGACTGATCTCCTACTGCTTTGTAGTTACCTCTAGATTCATGATGGCTTACACATTTTGCGTAAGCAACCTGATCTTTAGGAACTCTTGCTGCTGCTGTTTTATAGTCCACCGCATTAGCATTTGGTGACACTAATAAAAAGGCTACAGCGATTGCCATGACCTTCAGACATCGTTCCTCTGACGGCGGACAGATACAGCATAAATAAACACAAACATAGTTGCCTCCTAGTCGTTGTGTTAGTTAGCTTTTGGTTCCATTCATCAATGCATCTAATGCATCTTGATAAACGTAACGTAAGTTCGAAGGTGTTTTGTAACCTTCAACTTTTCCAAGATCAACCCAACGTCGTACTGTTCGTGAGTTGCGTCCAATGAGCTTTGCGGCTTGCCCTGTTGTTAGGGACTTTCTACTTTCATTTGTCATATGCATATCCTAAACTGTCCGTAGTGACCATGCGACCATTGCCGCGCAGTGTTTTATCAGCGGACATAACATAAATCTATTTTATGCTATACAATCCGCTAGCGATTAACCGGTTTACCTGGCGGTTCTCCGGTTAATCGTCCAACATACATTCAACCATAGTTCCCCAGCAATAACCACCATCCGTCCACCATAGATTCATGGACACTTGCCAAATTGCCCACAAACCAATTAAGATGAATATTGCTCTAACTCGTTTGCCACGTTTAGTTAGTTTCATTACTAGTCTCCTTAGTTTGTTGACAAGAACAGACTTCGACATCGTATTCTTCCTGATGAGAGTGATAGATATATCCTTTTCCATAACATAGATTACAAGTCATTGGATTCATCCAAATCCCAAGCAATCTCAGAGTTTATGCATATTGGAACAACACAAACCCATCGTGGCATTCCACTGTATGCTCTACTAGAAAGCATGACATCAGATCCACATGCGGCACACTTTAATCTTCCTGTTTTTACGGTCATGGCAATCTCCAATATCCATAGACACATCTAGTTTCATTTCTTGACGGATCATGAGTGTCATATATGACACCGTCAATTACCGCCACAACATGTTTTGAGACATTGGCGATGATTCGTCCGTTAGGTAACTCATCTGCTTTGAGATGGACTTTGCAACCTGAACCAATAGTCATAGTTGGTGTCCATTCAAAGCCAAGATCTTTCATGATCTTTTTAGTCGTATTGTTTCTGATACCAGTACGACTAGATGACTTTGTGCGCTTTTTTGACTTACGTTCAAAACCTACATACTTATTTACATAGTCATAGATTTCTTGATACGGCCGATCTGTAACAATGCAGATGGCACGGACGACACAGTCTGAAGCAGATCCTTTATAACCTGCTGCAGCTCGTCCACCATCATTAAATTGAACTTCCATTTTTCCTCCTGGCGGTTAGTGGTACTGGACCATTATACACTGCGGACTTTTTGAGTCGAAAGTTTTTTATGCAATTCAGCACAATTTGTGCATATACTCGCAATGAAACGCTGACCGTTGTCATATTGATACCAACGATTTTGCATATTGTTGGTTTCCCAACCACACATTTGGCAAACTTTCATGATTCAGATCCTCTCATCAGTCTGCCCCATACTGCAAGCATTTCAATTTCTGATTCGAAACGTCCATCAGCTTTTGCGCGATCAATAATTTCATTGACGCTAGATAGTTCAGGATAATCTGAACGAAGTTTTGCAGCAAACTGAGTTGCCCATTCTTTAGTCAAGTGAGTCATTAGTTCATGTTCCGTTCTACTGAAGCAGCAATTGAAAGTACCAATTTATCTGCCATGTCTTTTTGATATGGAGTCCATTGTGAATAAAACTCAGAATATTCTTCAAGCGAAGAAGATCCCTCTGCATAGTTGTAAACAATTTTTGCAATCATGTGATCTGTTGGAAGTCCAGTACTATTTGTCCAAGCGATCTGAGCTTGTGACAACTTGTCCATAACACGTGGACCTTCTTCAGTGCGTTCAAAAGTTCCATCACGATTTATATCGTAGTCAATTCCATCTTTGAAATATAAACGTGTAACTTTTGTATATGAAGGATTAGCAACTTCAACTCCGTTACCAAAAAATTCTGCTTTACCTTCACGAATTCCACGTAGAACATATTTAATTCTACGATTTACTTCAGCTTCATTTTGCGCATCATTGATGTCGTAGTATTCTCCACCACATCCACAAGCACAACCAGTATTTCCACGGTAAGTTCTATCTAGATCTACTAATGCAACTTCAGTTACTGCAGTTTTTGTATTTGTACGCATTTTTTTCTCCTGGCGGTTAGTATGAGCGGTTGCTCATAGGACCAATATACACTGAATGTGGACATATATCCACCATTTGCGGAAATGTTTCTAAAAGATCTTATTTACTAGAACATCTGTTCTGGCCGGTGGCACATAAGTTAGCCAGAACCGCCAGGATCCGCCAGGACGCGGGTCCATTTGTGGTGAGTATAAATATACTCGGATCAATATATCCGTCGTCCTGGGACAAACCTGGCCGCTCGATCTGGACTAAACGGACTCTAAAAGGTTCCAAAAGGTTCCAAAAGGTTCCCATAAGATCTTATTCAATAGAGTGTACAAATACCGGTGGACAGTATTGAATGTACCTATGAGCAACCAACCGGTTGCCATAAACCGCCAGGAGTAAAAAATGGGAATAGCAATCGGAACTACAATCACAGTTACATTCGATGCAAAGCAAATCGCACAACTTGATTGTGTATTGCAAGAGTTTGAAATGAAAAACTACATGCAAGAAACTGAACACCAAAAAATTAACGTTGAGCGTGTAAATAATATTTTCAAAGCTTTACACGAAGCAGGATATCGCTAAGGACGAAACACTCCGCAAGGAGTGTCCAGTGTTAAATGACACTGCTGATGAGTCCATCAGAATAAATCGCCAGGAGGCAAAAAATGTCAGTACAAATCCAGAACGCAGCACGTCGCAAGGCTCCATGGATCAGCACAGCAACATGGGTAAATTCAAGTGACGAGCAAATCTCTGCAGCTCAAGTTCTTGAGAATGCAAATCTTGATTGGGAAGTTCAACACACTCCACTTTCAACTACAGCAATTAACAATGACGGTGTGACAATCGTTCAACTTGAAGACAAAGTTGCTACAACTCGTGTCAATAAAGACGGATCAGCTTCTGTTCTAGGTATCACTTCTCCTACATACACAATTGTCCAGAACAACGACATCGTTAACATTGTGGATTCTGTTATGTACGAAGCCGGTGCGATTTACCAGTCAGCTGGTGAATTACGCGGTGGCAAGAAGATCTTCATGGCTGCAAAGCTTCCAGATACTCTTGATCTTACTCTCAAGAATGTTGATCCAGTCGAAGCATTTCTAGTTGCATCAAATACTCACGATGGAACGGATTCACTTCGCTTTGAGATCAAGTACCTCCGTTTGATCTGCAAGAACGGAATGACACGTTGGACTAATGCTTCTTCTATCTCTTTCCGCCATTCAGCTCGTATGAATGTCAAGATCGAAGATGTTCGTGAGACTCTAGGTGTTGTCCTTAAGTCAAATGAAGAGTTTAACCTTCTTTCATCTGCTCTATTCGAGAAGAAAGTTGCCAACTCTGACTTCTGGTCAATCGTCAAAGATGTCCTTCCTCTAGATGAGAACAACATGACTGAGCGTCAACAGAACAATGTTCGTGAGCGTCAACAAACTCTTCTAGGTATCTGGAACGGACCAACTCAGGAGAACATCAAGGGAACAGCATGGGGAATTGTTAATGCTTTCACAGAGTACGAACAATGGACTCGTACAACTCGTTCAGCTAATGACTTTGCGGCTGGTGAGCGATTTATGATGAATCAAGGAACATCTTTGTCAGATCGAGTCTTGGAAATGGTTCGCTAAGACAAAAAGAAAAGAGCCCCTGCCGAAAGGCAGGGGCTTCTTTTTTGCTCTTTTAATCTAAGAATGCAATGTGATTCTTTCCAGCTTTTGTTTGTAAGGCTATTTGTACTTGACCACCACTATTGATATCGAATCTAATTGCTGTTTTGACCGCTTGTTCTAAGATCTCAATTGCATCTTCATATTCATCTGCTTCATCAATTCCTAGCGCGTGAGCAGCTCCAAGAGCAAGTTTGGCGCCTGTTCCTGTTGTGTAAACTTTGTCTTTTGTCTTTTCTAATCCATACACTTCATCTATAAAATAGATAGTTCCATTGACGGCAACTATAAAATCATTCTCAAATGATGATGGAAAGCCTTCAGATTTGATGTCGTAACCTGACATTCCAAAAGTTTTGCGTAGGTTTGGCACAAATTGAGTCACCATAAACTTATCTAGATTTTTAGATCTTGGAGGTGCTGGTGGATTAAAAGCATGTTGAATCAGATTCATGCCTCGTACTAAACCCGCAGCTGAAACTAAGTATTTGCCATTTTCTGCAATTTTTCCCATAGGAGAACAATCAGCTCTCATGTCATAACCAGTAGTTTGCGTATCTGCAGCAATGATGCAATAGTCATCATGTTGATATGCAATAAGTGTTGTCATTATTCCTCCGTAGCCAGTTCTCCACCAATAGCCATATAAGCTGCACCATCTACCCAACCATCTAATTTCTCAGGTGATTGAACTAATCGAGCAACTTTTACTTGATTCATGCATAATGCAACTTGCCAAGGTTCTACGGTAATGCCTAAAACTACACTCCAAAGCTTTGCAATTCGATCATGGTTTTCTTGTGGAGTTCCATAATCTGCTTGCCTATCGTTATAAATTAAACGTGTTGCTTCGTTTAAGATCTCTTTGCGATTCATTAGTCTAACCAAACTTGATAACAAGCAGTGACGCGACCTCGTTCGGGATCAATGAAGTGGAGTCTTTGAGAAGGAACACCTGAGGCGGCCATAGAGTCGCGCGCGTACCTATTATCGGACTCTGTTGAACCGGTCCAATATACTGATCCAAGACCATCTGAAAGCGGTTCTTGTGCATGACGATGGTAATGACCCAAGTATATGTCTTGAAAGTTCCAGTCGTAAGCTCCAGCTTTCCATCTGTTTCCTGCTGCTTGCCATCCGGCCGGAGAAGCAAAACCAGATCTACCAACTTCATCGCCATGCATAAGAAGAGCTCGATAGTTGCCGATCTCAATGCGCTGAATATCTTCAACACCATGGCGTGGATCCCATGTTAATCTTTTAGCAGTCGTTTCTTCAGAACATAATAACTGACGAGCCAACTCATAACACATACGGTCAAAATTATCAGACTTCGGTACGTCCGCTCTTTTGTTTCCGATTCGGCCATGATTTCCCCATTCTGCAATAACAGTCACATGATGGTAAACTGCTAATGCTTGTCTTACAACATCTACTATTAAACGGCTAACTGTTATGTATTGGTCATATAAACTAAGATCTATTTCCCACAATTGAGCGGGATAGTTAAAAAGACCTTCAACCATATCTCCGCCAAAGCAGATCACAACATCATTGACTGGATGGTCTTGTCTTTGTATTTCAGTAATTTTTGTTGCTTTAGTTGTAAAGTCCATAACTCTAGTTCTCATGATTTCTGAGTTATAACTAGGAGTTACTTTTGCTCCTTGCCAATCAGTAAGATGCCACAAAGCAACTTCTGCTCTTTTACGGCGTTTATCTACCTTTGGACCTTCAATTGGCTTCATTGGTCCTAAAGCCAAAGTTGCATCTTTACATGCTTGAATTGTGGCTTCTACTAATTCTTCTGTACGTTGTTTTGCTTTAGATAATTCTTTTTGTGTTCGTACAAGTGTTTGACGCAGCTCGGAAACTGATTCGTCTACTTCAATTTGCAGTTTCTTAGCATCGTCAGATATTGTCATGTTGTCCTAAAGCAAGCGCATTGTTTTTTTCTATGGACAGTTACAACTGTATTACCAATTTGAAATCCGTGTGATCTGAGTAGGTTAACAATTTGCACAATAGTGACTTTAGATTGAATTAAGTTTTCTAAAGCATCTGAATCTGATGGTAATAGTGCAGACTTAATCTTTCCAACTGTACAAAGTGGTTTTGTTCGACTTTCTAAAAGATCATTGATTGCTTTTGATATATCCCCCGAAGCACTCATTATTTCTTTCCTATTCCTAAATCTGTAGGACGTGCAATTGCCATAATTGTATCGTACTTACGTCGTTTTAAGTAGAACCCGTCACCATTTGATTGACTACCTTTTTTATTGTCCGATGTATTGCCTTCCCACACATTCATATACTTTAATTTTGTATTGTGGTATCGGACAATGCCAACATGATCTGGTTGAGCATCGCTATCAAACTGAAAGAAAACAATGTCTCCACGTTGTGCTTGGCCAATTGGGATTAACTGATTGTTTGCTGTCAAATACTTAAGCCATTGATCGCATGATGCAAAACCTTTAGGGTTACTTTTTGGTGCGACTGCTTTAATCATTCCTGCTTCATGAAAGATCTTAGATGCGGACATTGCACACCAAGGTTGATTGTTTAACTTATACCATTTGCCAAATACTGTGTCGTTATTTGGTCCTTCTGTATAGCCAATATAACCATCAGCAATTTCAGTTAGATTCACTTCTTGCCCTTTGTTTCGTTAAATGCTCCGTCAATTTCATCTTTGCTTAGTTTGCCATCGGCAATGTAAGCTTTTGCAAGCGATTCTCCAACTTTAGCAACTGCTAAAAGACCAGCAATTCCTGCGGCTGTAGCCGCTGGAACTCCAAATAATGATCCAGCTCCAATGGTTGCTAGCGCAGATACATAGAAAACTGCAGCTAGGCGGATTACTAGTTTTTTTGTTTCTTTCACTTTTTCTCCTTTGTAAGCATTTTTATTACTAATTCCATCTGAGTTTCTAATCTAGTAACAGAATCTTTTAGACTAGATCCGCCATTTGGTTTTAATTCATTTAGGAAATGTTTTACAAGCCAATGTACTGCCACTACAAAAGAACTTAGTATTGATATGACCGCAAGTATAAGTGCAGCCCAGTCATTCACGGTCATCTTTCTCCTTGAGTTTTGATTCAAGCTCTGCGACTCGTGCAGTCAGCATTGCTTTGTCCAGCGCAAAAAGGCCAATTTGCTCCCTTAGTGCTGCGACTACCATATTGATGTCTAGTTGTGTATTGCTATCCATTTGTTCCCCCTTGTTTGAGCAGTTTTACAGCGATGATTTGGAAATCTGGATGTAGCGGTTGTGCTTCTGCCTTAGCTTGCACGGGATCTGAGGCGCTTACAGTCTCGGTCACTAGAATACCGTCATTGTTAAAGCCGACCAAATACTCGTTCATCACTTGCCTTCCAATGCGTCAACTCTAGTTGACAAGTCTTGAATCAAAGCCAAAAGCCCAGGTACCACATATCGGTCGTTCCATGATTCAATAACGCCTTCAACTTGGTCTGCCGCAATTGAGTATGTAGATGCCACTTCTTCTGCAATGAAACCAGGTAACAATGCGCCTGCTCTATCATCTGCAGCGTCTAAGTAATCAGTTCTGTACTTGAACGCACGAACTGGTAAATCAAGTAGTTTACGTGGGTCGAGTTCTGATACAGTACGAATATCAACAATGTTTTCTTTGTAACGCTGACTTGAAGCTGTACTACGTCTTGTAAGTCCATTAGTTGCTGACATCCAAGTGTTTGCGGCATTAGTTGTGGTTGTCGTGTCCTGATTGTAGAAGTTGTCAGGTGAGTACAAGTCGCCTCGCGCAATAACGCCTACGCTGTTTACCTCCACGTACCTGTTAGATGCTTGCGCTATAATCACAGAATTGGAAGCCACAAACATGAGCGGGTAGGTGGTTGCGTTTGGATTGAAGGTTGTGCCGTAGTGCGTAAGCACGCCCGACGTTGAAGCTGGACCAACCCAGCCAACGACAGTGCTCGACTCCGTAAACGAAATGGCGTTGCTTGCCGCTGAAACTGTTACACGGCGAGCGCCTGATGAAGTTCTAAGTGTAAAAGCAGTAAGAGTACCAACTTGTAAACGATCTACAGTAATTGAACCGGCTTCAATTTCAAGTGCTGTAATGGTTTCAACAGCAATATTTATTGCTTCAATTGTACCAACATCAATTCTGTCACCCGTAATTGTGTAAGCTGCAATATTACTTGCTGTAATAGTTCCTGCAGCAATCTGTGTTGCCGTAATAGTAGCTGCTACTATATTACTTGCAGTAATTGTTCCTGCAGCTATTTTTGCACCTGTAATAGTACCTGCCGCAATTGAGACTGCTTCAATAGTTCCTACCGCAAGTTTTGCACCTGTAATAGTATTTGCTGCAATTGAAACAGCTTCAATAGTGCCAGCAACTAATTTAGCTCCAGTTATACTTGCTGCTTGAATACGATCAGCATTAAGTACACCAGTTGAAATATTGCCAGCATTGATATTTGACACTGTAATGACAGAAGCATCAATTGTTCCAGCTGTAAGTTTATTTGCAGATAAAGAAGCAAGTGCTTCATTTCCTAAAGTAAAAGGAGCAAATGCACCGCTAGTATAACGATAAAACTTGTTATCATCATCAGTGTCAAACCAAAGATCACCTTCTGCAAAAGGACCTGTAGTTGGCATTGTTGTTTGTCGGTAAATCTTGTTTTTACCATCGGCAGTTGTTTGCGCTGCAGTTGCAGCTGCAGCTGCGGCAGTTGCAGCTGCGGTTGCTGCTGCTGATGCTGCGGTTGCTGCTTCTGCAGCTGATGAAGCTGCTGCCGCTGCATCTTCTGCTGCTTGAATTCCAAGATCTTGAACAGAAACCCAAGCTGTACCAGTCCAATAATATTGTTTGTTTCCATCGTCTGTATCAAACCAAACATCGCCTTCAGTTAAAGGATAAACAGATCCATCTGGAGCTGTTGCTTGACGGTAGATGTGATTTTTACCATTAACAGATGCTTCAATGGAATTGATCTCAACTTGAAGCTCATCGGTCTCTTCTGTTGTTGCTGCAACAATAGGAATGATTGAAGTCTGAGTCATTCCAGTTGTAGTAACTGTAATTGGAGTGATTGTGATTTGCGGACAAAGTGGCATTATTTCCCCTAAATCGTAATCGTATAAGGATCAACTACAGATGTGAAGTAACTAACTCTCCAATTATCTGCAGTAATTGAATGTGCTAATCCTTCTACTACACAATTGATCGTGATATTTCTACCATCATATGTAAGACGCTTGACTTGGACAAGATCATTTAATTCTGTTTCAAGCATATCTGTAGCAAGCGCGCCAATACCAATTGCAGTAAAATCTATTTGCTCGGCTAGTACGACTGCATCAGCATCTTTTCTGGCAGCATATAAAGCAAGATTTGCAGCGCTAGTTTCATTTAAGATAGGCGCATCTAGTTTTTTAGATTTAAGTCCATATGTAGAAACACTAGAAGTAAACTTTGCCGTCTTTTGTTCTTTTTTTGGACCGCGAAATACTATCGCCTCATTGTAAACATAATCAGTTCCAGGGTTTGTAATGATGCCATCGTAGCCAACACTATTTGCATCGCCTTGATCGCTAAATAATAATCTAGTTGGACGGCTAAACTTATCGGCTAATGGAACAAGAGTTGCAACTCCTGATCGACTTACATAGAATCGTCCACCAACACAGTTTGCACATTGTTCTAACATTTCAAGACAACTCATGTTTTGTTTTGTCTTTTGCATAACAGTTGTTCCAGTTAAACTACGTCCACCGGTCCACTCGGCAAGATCAAGTGCTCTAGTTGCTCTAGCAGAAGCCGCTTCTTGAAATGAACTTGTTGCAAGAGCAGGCGCAATTGCTTTGGCGATCTGTGCAAGACCATCAACAAATGTCAATGAAACGGTAGGATAAATACCTTGGTTTACTTCATTGTTTTCCAAGTAACCTGTAAATATGGTTGTAGAATTGCCTTGAATTCTTACTTGCATTCCTGCAATCAAAATTCCATACCATGGACTTGATGTGTTGCTTGGATCAAATGCTCCTGATTGGTTATTTAATACAACATCAGCAGTTCCAGCTTCTAAAAAGTCATTTTGGTATTGACGACCTCTACGGATTTCAACAGATAACAAAAGATCAGCACTGACAGCTGTAAAAGCTCCGCCGTTGCTAAATGAAACTGTGAGTGTAGGTGCATTTGCTGGCATTAGAGCACCGCAAACTGACTGCCACCACGTCGGCGCATAAGAGTTGCAAGACCATTTTTAATTCCATTTACAAGATCGCCTTGTGAAACAACAGAACCAGCAACATTTACTGTGATGTTTCCACCATTCATTGTTGTGTTCTTAGCAATGTTTCCATGTCCAGCAGATGCTAGCAATGAGATTGTTGGACTTGATATACCAAGTTTTGCTTGCTTGATCTGATTCTTACGAATTG